GAGGTCAACGAATCCAACAAGACCTTTGAAAGCAATTTGCGCAAGAAGTATGACTTCAAGGAAAAGGAAACCGAACCCGGCGGCGACCATTCCGACAAGACAGACCCAAACGACATTGCCGCAATGGTCAAAAGTGCAATCGCGGATGCCGTCAAGCCGTTGCAAGACGAATTGAACGGTTATCGCGCAAGCGCATTGTCGGATTCCAGGTTGAAGCAGTTGAACGAGATTCTTGGCGGATGCAAAGACGAAGCATTCAAGGCGAAAGCATTGAAAGACTTTGGTCGCATGACATTCAACGATGATGACGCGTTCAATGAGTTCTTGAACGACACAAAGACCGATGTTGAATCCGCAAATCAGCGTGTCGCCGATTCCAACCTTTCATCCGAATCCCGCCCGTTCTTTGCGAACAAAGGCGATGACGGCGTTTCCAAAGGAGTTGCCGAATTTGTGGAATCGCAGAAGCCCGGAAGTGACACGTTCACGGGCAAACAAGTTTAACGATTAAAACCGAAAAAGAAATGTCACTTACAATTAAACGACAGAAAGACAACCGCGTTGTGAAGTGCATTCTTCACCGCGTTGCAGACATTCCAGGCGGCGTGACCGTATCGGTTGCGAACCTTGGCGGTTCGGCTCTGTATGAGGGAACACCGCTTGCCAAGGGTTCAAACGGATTGTATGAGGTTTGCAAGACCGCCCAGGTCATAACCGCAGCAACCGCAACCGCAACAGATTATGAGGTCGCAAAGGGTCATCACTTCAAGGTTGGCGATTACTTTGCCGTTGGCAACAACAACGGTCAGCAGATAACCGCAATCGACAAGTCAGATGCCGCAAAGGATGTTATCACCCTTGGCACAACCCTTGGCGCGGCTATCCAGGCGGGCGCAACCGCTTTCCAAACAACGGGCGCAAACAATACCGTCAAGAACACCCCGGTTGCCATTGCGGGTTCAAACATGGATGTTGAATCCAACACCAACTTGTTTGTTGACGCATGGGTGATGGGTGTTGTTCGCGAAGCCAACGCCCCGGCGGTAACAGATGCCGCAAAGACCGCCTTGAAAGGCATCATTTATGTCTAACCAATAAAACCATCAAGAAGATATGCAGAAATCATTGATGATAGGGTTGAACGAAAAGGATATGGCAGCCGTCATTCATACTTATGATTTGAAGGACTACTATTATCCAACGTTGTTCCCTTTGAAAGAAACAACACGTCTTGATTGGAAGATGCTTGAAGCCCAGGCTGGTTTGAAGATTGCCGCCGACCTTGTGTCACGCGGTTCTACAATTCCACGCAAGACCCGTGAAGCCATTTCACGAATCCAGGGTGACATCCCCAAGATTACCATTGCCCGCGAGAAGAACGAGGACGAGTTGACAGAATACGACATCATGGTCGCTATGTCATCCAACAACCCCGACTTGCGCGCCCTGGTTGAGTTTTGGGCAGAGGACACCAAGTTCTGTTGGGATGGCGTTGCCGCCCGTTTGGAGTGGATTGCCTTGAAAGAAATTTCACTTGGCAAGGTCACTTTCACAACGTCCAACAACGCGGCAATCGTGAGTGAATACAATGTCGATTACCTTGTTCCCGCCGAAAACAAGATTGGCGTTCAGACCGCATATTCCGGAACATCCGGAAAGCCTTTGACCGTTGATTTCCCCAAGGCACTTAAACTTGGCAAATCGCTTTATGGCGCGAAGTACAAGTTCGCGTTCATGAATGTCGAAACCTTTGACAAGTTTGCAGCACAAGAGGAAGTTGTGAAGCGTTGTGCAACGGTTGTCGAGAATATCGCAAACACCCAGGACGTGCCAAGCCTTGAAGCCGTCAACAACTATCTTGCCAAGAAGAAAGAAACGTTCAAGGGCTTGCAGATTATCGTCATCGACCAGGACATCACCATCGAACTTGCCGATGGTTCACGCAACACGGGCAATCCGTTTGAGGATGATGTCATTCTGTTCAGCGAATCGAAAGTCCTTGGCAACACATGGTGGAAAAAGCCTATTGATGCCAAGAAACTTCCCGGTTCAGTTGCCGAAAAGGTCATGCACGGTCACACCCTGGTCAAGAAGTTCAGCAACGAAGAACCCGTCCAGGAAGTCACCCAGGGAATCGCAAACGCATTCCCCGCTTGGAATCTTGCGGGACGTTCTGTTCTTATGCAGACCAACGCAACATCCTGGAACAAGAACTAAAAACCGGGCGGGCGGCGGCATGGAGTTGAAAGCCTTGTGTCTTTGCCGTCCGCCATTTTGCTAATGCGATATGACGAATAAACAATACTTGGAAAAGACCTTGAACGGATTGAACGTTTCGGCGGATGACATCGAAATAATCATGTTGAAAGCCGGAATCAAAGCCGATGACGATGCCGATGCCGGAAGTTGCGACAATGCCGTGTACAACCGTATGTCGGTAGTCTTGAAAGGGATGACGCAAAATGTGACAGAGGGCGGATATTCCGTTTCCTGGAACATGGATGCCGTCAAATTGTTTTATAACGCCCTTTGCAATGAACTTGGCAAACCAAACGTGTTGTTTTCCCGTCCTAAAATCCGCAATAAATCAAACATTTGGTGATAATGGCAATCGTAAATCAATACCCGCATTTTCTGTTCTTGGTTCAACCATCCGAGGAATCAACACAGAATGAAGATGGTGATTTCCAGGAATCAACATCCGGAATGACCTTTCTTTCTATGTGTCGAGAGGAAACGGACGGGCGCGGAACTGAAATCCAGGTCGGCGGCATCATGCACAAGATTACATCCTTGATTCAGTTGCCAAAGACTTGCCCGAAAGTTGAACTTGGTGCAAAAGTGGTTGTTGCCAACGATGCAGAGGGTGCAGATGTCAGAATCACCGGGGTTTGCTTGCGATTCGACCCATCACAATTGCATTCGCGATTATGGCTATAAAACCGAACTTCACCCGCGAAGATGTCAAGGCGCGCATTGATGCGTTCCTGGAAGCGGTCAAACAAAAACAGATTGAACGCTTGATGATGCTTGGTGAAATGTGTGTCACACACGCCCGCGAAGTTCCGCCCGAAATCGGTTTCCATGACCAAACGGGCAACTTGCGTTCCTCAATCGGTTATGCCGTGTTTGTTGATGGTGTTGCCGTTCATTCGGTATATGAACAAACGTTGAGTGGGGCGACCGGGGTCAAAGCCGGACAATCCCTTGCAAGAAAGGTTGGAAGCGAAACAACGGGCGTTTGCCTGGTCGTGACCGCCGGAATGAATTACGCCGTTCATGTAGAATCAAAGGGACGTGATGTAATAACATCCGCCGAGCAATTAGCAAAAAGGGAATTGCCAAAGATGCTTGCAAAACTTGTCGAAAACATTAAACGCGCAGCAGAATGAAAACTTCTTTTGATATTGACACAATCGTTTTTCGCATGTTGAACGTTCCAACGGTCAAGAATGCGATTTCCGGCGGAATATACAAGGGCGATGACCGCCCGGAAGATTCCCAGGATGAAGATATTTGCATCAACACCATATCTTCAACACAAGACTTCTTGCCACAGATTGCGACAAGCAACGTGAACATTTACGTTGCAGATGTCCCCAAGATTGTGAAAGGAAAGTCGATGATGAAAGCCAATACAACGCGTTTGAAAGCAATCACGACCAAGGTCATGCAAGTGTTGAGGGAAACGAAGATTCCCGGTTTATTGTTCAAGGTAGATTCACAATCAACATTGTCCGAAATGAACGTGAAGCAACACTTCGTGAACATTCGGATTTCATGGAACATTCAAAGTGAGTAATAACAATTAAAAAATCAAAATTATGCCACAGTCACAGAAAACAGTTATCACCCTTGGACTTTGCCAAATCAAGGTTGGTGAGGTTGTAAAAGACGAAAACACGGGTGACGCAACGGGCGCAATGCCGCAGACAATGGTGAAGATTGGCAAGACCTACAAGGACACCGCCAAGATTGGACAAGACGCGTCAGACGTAACGGAACACTTCGAAGAGGGTCATTCCGCCCCGGAAGTTCGCAAGAAGTCCAAGAAGATTCCAAAGGTCACTTTCTCAATCATGAACCCCGACCCAACAATGCTTGCCGCATACATCGGTGGTGATGTTGACGCAACATCGGGCGCATGGTTGTTTGATGGTGACGAAGTTGTCGCAAACAAGGCAATCACGGTTGAAACCGAACAAGGTCTTGACTTCGAGATTCCAAACGGCGACATCGAAGCCGTCATCAACGGCGACTTGTCAACATCCGGAATTGTCCTGGTGGACTTCACCGTCACACCTTGCGCCGTTTCTGATAGCGCGAAAAAGGCAATTCACGCCGTTCCAAAGCCTTAAAACGGATTAGACGGCGAAAGTCTTACATTCAAAAACAGAGAAAGCCCCAAGACCCCGTGTTTTCGGGGCTTTCTTCCTAAAATAACGCAAGGATATGGAAGAAAAAAACGATAAAAAGCAACTTGAACTTGAACGTGAAGAACTGAATCGCATTGTCAACAACGGCGTGACGTTCGAAGTCGAAGATGTTGAAGCGATGGTGACGAAGCGTTCATTTTTCGGTTTGTTCAAGAAACGCGAACTTGTCAAGGTGACAAAGACATTCAAGATTGAAGAACCGACCCTTGGAACGCTTGACCGCCTTTCCCGTGAATGGGTTGAATTTGCAATTGACGAAGAATCGTTGAAAGGCAAGGACGGCATGAAAGAAGCGCGAACGATGGTGAATCACCATGCGAAACGTTGCGCGAAAGTCATTGCAATCGCCGTCATTGGTAGCGAATACGAGATTCCGGTTACAGACAAGAACGGCGTTGTCAGAATGCGTGAAGATGTGAAGCGTTTGAACGAATTGACATCGTTGTTTACCCGTAGAATCAAACCATCCCGTTTGTATCAGATTTATATCTTGATTCAGACGATGTGCAATCTTGGGGATTTTTTGAACTCTATTCGATTGATGTCAGCAGACCGAACGACAATGCCGATTCGGATAGAGGAAAACGGGGTCTAAAAAGTCCATACGGTCGCCGGGGTGCAATATGTGAACATTTCGGTTGGACTTATGACTACTTATTGAATGGCATTGCCTGGTCAACGGTGCAAAAGATGATGGTTGACGCGCCGGGATTCGATGCAGACAAGGACGCGGACGTTCAGAACGTACAATTGACCAATGAGAATAGTGAAAGTATTTTGAATTATGTAAATAGCATGATGTAATGGCAGACGTTGACAATGGCGCGTTATCATTTAGCGCATTATTAGATAATTCACAACTTGACGCGGCAACGGAAGAAACCTTGCGCCGTGTTATGGGTTTGACAGATGCAACCGTGCTTGGCGGCGAAAAGATGGAACGCGCGTTCAACGCGACCGCCGAATCCATCCGTTCCGCATTGAAGCAAATCGGCGTTGCATGTGCAGAACATGAAGAAAAGATTGAATCGCTTGAAGCCGAATACAAGCGACTTGGAAGCGAAGCATCCGCCGCGTTCATGCAAGGACGTGAAGATGAAGTTCGCCGCATCAAGGAACAACAAGCGGCAATCCAGGGAGAAATCACCGTTCGCAAGGCGTGTTTGGATGAACTTCGTGAATATTCGAACATCCTGGAAGATGCAGCGACAAAGCAAGAAGAACACCGCCAAAAGATTGATGACAACGCAAAGGCGGCGGATTCTATGCGCACCCGCATCAAGGAACTGAAAGAAGAAATGATGTCACTTGTTGACCAGGGAATTGATGAACAAAGTGCGCATTACCAGGCATTGAAAGACGAACTTGGACGTTTGCAAGACATCCAATCCGATGTCATGCAGCAAGGACGCATCCTTGCCAATGATGAAGCGCAATACCAAGGTATCATTTCCGGTCTTTCCGGCGTTGCGGGCGGTCTATCGGCTGCAACGGGTGCAATGTCCTTGTTTGCCGGGGAAAATGAAGATTTGCAAAAGGTGATGACCAAGGTGCAATCAGTCATGGCAATCACCATCGGTTTGCAACAAGTGTCGGAAGCCTTGAACAAGGATTCGGCGTTCACCCTGGTAACATTACGAAGCGCGAAAGAATGGTGGGCGAATGCAGTTGCCAAAGCCGCCGCCGCCGAAACCGCCGAAACAACGGCGACCGCCGCGAACACAACGGCGACAACGGCGAACACCGCTTCAAAGGTTGCCAACGCCGGGGCATCCGGTGCATCATCAACCGCACACACGGCAAATGCCGGGGCGATAGCAACGGAAACGGTTGCAGCAAAGGCGGGAACATTCGCCAACCTATCACTTGCGGGCGCGTTCCGGGCGGTTGGTATTGCCATCAAGACAATTCCCGTGTTCGGATGGGTTGTTGCCGGAATATCCGCTTTGATTGCCATTGTATCGCATTTTGTAAGCAAGGCGAACGAAGCCAAGAAAGCGGCAAAGGAATTTGGCGAATCCGTTGCCGAAAACGCATACAAACCAATTGGAACAATCATGCAGTTGTCGAACGAGTGGGACAAATTGGGTGATAACCTTGCCGCCAAGGAAAAGTTCATTGACGAAAACCGCCAAAAGTTTGACGAATTGGGTGTTGCCGTCCGGAATACCCGTGACGCGGAAAATCTTCTTATTGCCAACAAAG